CCACGTTATTAAGGGATGTAGCCAAAGCCGCGCCTAACGTGGGCGACACAAAGGTAGGCGTTGTCAATGTGGGGCTGGTTGCCAAGACCACATTGCCTGTGCCAGTGGCCGCCGTAGCCCCGGTGCCACCGCGCGCTACACTAAGCGTTCCCGTTGTGCCGGCCACAATCGGGATGCCGGTGGCGTTGGTAAAAAGATTTGTGAACGTAATCTTTTTTGTGATGCTGCTTTGCACCAGCGGGTAAACGTCAGTTCCAGAAGTTGTAGTGGCTTCAGGAAGTTGCGAGATAGCTACGGTGGTCATGGGGTCACCTCAATAGTTGCCGGCGAAGATGTTGAACCTCTGACGGGTGCCGACGATGCTGTAGGGCAGCGCCATGATGTCGTCAGGGTTATTGATGCGCTTCAGATTGCGCTTGGATGTCATGGCGATGCGCTGCACCTGCGGCGAAGGTTCGACGCCAAACTCCGGCGCCATTTCACACGCCAGATTGTAGCGGAAGCATCGCAGATAGCCGGGCGGAAATGCCAGCGTGGTCGCCAGATTAGCCGGCTGCGTTAACGGCTGAACCGACACGATGTGGAACTCCAACACCTTTGTAGGCACCGGGTAGACGTACATCTCGATGTTTGGGTAGGTCATGTTGACCCACAGCACCTGGGGGTATGTGCTGGTCACGGTCTTAACCGCGATTCCGTTGTACTGCTGCTGGTTGATCAGCTTCAGCCCGTAAGAAATGCCCGACGCCGGGTCGCGGAAATAGGTTGCGTCGTCGATCAGCACCGGGCGGTCGCCCACGATGTCACCTGACGGGCCAAAGGTGCGGGAAATCGTGCCGGGCGGCCAAGTCTCAATTTGGTCTTGCGTGGAAAACACGGCCAGCCGTTCCGTGTTCCAACTGTCGATCATCTGGTTGAGCGCGTTAAGAGCGTCTTGAGAAGTCTCGGCAGACGGCGTTTCGCCTTCCGCCAATACGCCTAGAAGCCGAAGCGTTCCGTTGATCAGATCACCCGCCGTTGTCATCGCTGCCGTCCTCTTTGTCTACGCGGGGGCGGCGCCGTCGGACGGCCAGCCCGTTGACAGGTTCCTCGCCGGGCGCAGGCGCCGGCGCGGCAGGGTTATAGCGCATCCACCCAAACTCTTCATCATGTTTTGCTTCAGCGTCCATGGTGGCAACCTTGGTGCCGTGCTGCGGGTGGGACAGGTAAATGACGGCCATAAGCGCCTCAGATAAAGACAGGCGGCACAAAGACCGCCCGTCAGGTTAGGAAATCAGCGCGAGAGCCTGAAGACGGCTTTCAAGCTGGGCCACACGCGCTTGCAGGTTCGCGATAACCGACAAGACGGTGTTGCCTTCATCCTTGGTGGCAAACCCAAACGGCGTGGTGCTGGTCAGGTCTTGGATGGCGTAGTCGGGGGTGACGGGGGCAGTGGACGTGATCGACGTAAGCTGCGCCGTCAGGGCCGCGCCTTTGGCCGTGTAGATCGGGTTCTCAATGGTAGGGCCATTGAGATACGGGTCTTCGTAAGCCACCCCTACTGGTTTGGTATTTGGCATATTCGCCTCCTATAGCGGTTGGCCCCTGCCGAAGCAGGGGCCGGGTTGCTTACGCAATGCGGTAGATCGTGTACGCCGCGTCGCCGGTCTTGCGGAACCGGAAGACGCCGGACGTGTTATTGGTCTTGGTCAACGCATCCTGAATGACATCGTTCCCGACAAGCGTGTTGCCCGCGCCGGCGGTAAAGGTCACGTCGTTGGCCGCGTTGTCGCCGATGTTGACGAAAGCGCAGTCAAACGCCGAACCCACCTTCAGGCTGGGGAACGCCGCGTCGATCAGCGCGCCGGTCGGGAACACATAGGTGCCCGCGTCCGTGCCGCCGCTGTCCATCGTGCAAAGCCCCGTGGCCAGATTGGCCGCGGTAATCGTCACAGACGCGCCGGTAAGGGCGGCCGGGGTGTCAGTGTTGAAGAAACTGACTTCGCCAAGGTTGCCATCACCAATCTGATAGCCGCCGGCGCCATTGGAAAGTGCCATGATCGTGTTCTCCTGTCCTTACCCATTAACCCCAGAGCCGCACGGCCATCGGCGGGCGGATCACGCCGTAACCATACAGCACGTCAATGCGGCACGGCAGACGGTCGTTGTTGATGTCGTACTGGCGCACAATACGCATGGAGATGCCGTTGTGAACCTGGCGCGACGCCATATCGACGCCCTGCGGCAGCAGAAGGTCAGCCGTGGCGAAGGAAATGGCGTCCTTGTGGTACACGAGGTTCTGCGGATACTGCGTGGAGGCAGAGCCGAGGAACGTGACCGTGGCGGTAGCTTGCGGGAAGCTGTCCACAGTCGCCAGCGCGTTGACCGAGGTGTAGAGCGCCGGGCTGATCTTGACGGCCGTGTAAGCGCCGGCAACCGCGGTAGCGGCTTCCGTCACCACGAACTGCTGCAAGGAGCCGGTGGACTCACGGGTCTGCGGGTTGACCGCGTACACGTTGGCGATGGTGAACACGTCGCCGGCGGCAATCGTCTGAGTGCCGGTGCCGGTGATGTTGATGGTCGCCTGGCCCTGCGTGGACACGGTGGTCGTAACCGAGTGCGCGCCGGTGCGGCTGCCCGTCGTGTGCTGCTTGATGGACTGAGACATGTTGATCTCGTCAAGCCCAAGGATGCCTTCGCCCATCAGCCCGTTCTTGAACTGGCGAGAGATGGTGGACACCGGGTTGAAGAGGCCCTTCATGCCTTCGACCAAGCCAGCGTTGGCGGCCGGGTTGACGGTCGCGTAGCGCGGGGACATGCCCACCGCGGATTCGTTCAGCTTCTGCATGGACTGAAGCAGCACGAGCGAGGTCGCCGGGGTCGTGCCGGGGGTGCCGACAGACTGGAACATGGACTTGTAGGAGTTCGCCACGTCAGCGTCGATGCTGGACGCAAGCTGCGAAATACGCGGCTTCAGAACGCGCTCGGCGAAGTCGTCCAACTGCATGGTCAGTTCGGCAGACGTGAAGTTCACACCGATGTGCTTCTGGCTGGAAACCGTCAGCGAGGTGAACTGTTCGTTGTCGTCCTGCACTTGCAGCGCGGCGCCATCGGTCACCAGAGCGCGGTCTGGCAAACGGATACGCAGGGTGGAGCCGATCTTCGCGCCTTCGACGGCAAAGCTGTCGTCGTACTGGCGGTTCACGGTGCGGGTGATCACGAGGTTGTTCTCGAGGATTTCGAGAGCCTTCCGGGTGATCATGTCGATGGTAAGAAGTGAATTAGCCACGGTGGCTGATCCTTATACTTAACGGTTGCGGGAAGCCTCCCACTTCTTGATCTGGCGAGCGCGTTCCGCTTCGATCCATTCGGACGTTGACATAGCTTTAACAGACCTAGGGTCTGTCGTGTCGTAGGCCGGGGAGGAAGTCGAGCGCGCGGTCACCGGAGCAATAGGGGCGGGCGCGGTGGAGGTTTTTTTCACCGGCGGATCGGCGGCCAGCTTGGCCTCGATTTTGCCGATTTCCTTGGCCTGCAAGATAGGCGGAAGGTCAGCGATACGCTTAGACTCCTTTGGATTGGACCCTAGCCAATAGATGAGGTCAGGACCAATTTCCGAAGCCTGAATTGTCTGGGCCATAACATCGGTCACAGGAAGGCTTGGGTTGTAAGCGACTTGCTCGAAGTCGTCATACCGCCCGCGGGCGTCTTCCTCTTTCTCGTGGTAGGCTTCCAGCAATTTAGCCTGCTGCTGGGCGGTTTCGCGCTGGCGCACCAACTCCTGGGCTTTCCGCTCGGCCAAAGCCTCCGCGTATTCCGCAGCAGTGGTGAAGTCGTCAGGCGCGGGAGGCGCCGGCGCTGGGGCGCGCTTGGCTTCCAAATCCGCCAGTTTTAGGGATTGCTCTCGCTCCCATTTCCGCTGTTCACGGGCAAGGCGCTTGCCGACAATCGCGTCCAATTCTTCTTGGGTGAAGGTCTTAGGCGCTTCTGTCGTCTGTTCTTCCGGCAATGAAACGTCGGTCACAGGCGCCGCCGTAGCGGCCTGTTCCGGCGCGGGTGCTTCCGCTAAGTCTTGTACTGCTTCAGACATTGGTGTTCCTTACGAACCCTGGTGGACCGCACCAGTACGGTTATCGGCCAGCGGCGTACCGCCGGCAGAAAAGGGTCATGCCTTCATCTGGGCGGCCATGCTCTGAAAGGCCGCAACCTTAGCGTTGAAGGCAGTTTTTTCAGCGTCCAGCTTGGCAACGTCAGCCGCCAAGGCTTGCTCTTTGTCCGTCACCGCGGCTTCGCGGACGCCCACGTTGCGCTCCCGCAAATCCACCGCGCGCTCGCGCTCCGCTACAGCCGCCCGCCCGGCCGCGTCGGCCTGCTCAACTGCCTTCTCGCGGTCGTTCAACTGGGCGGCCTTGGCAGCGTTTTTAGCGGCCTGCTCCTTGGCTTCAGCCATCAGCTTGGCGGCCTGGTCCTTGGCGCTCTGCAACTCGGCCGCAGCCGCGTCGCGGTCCTTCTGGGCTTCGTCTACGGCGGTCATAGCGCCCTGCCGCTTACGCAACTCGTCCCGCAGTTCGGTCAGCCGCGCCAGGTCAAGGGGCAACTGTTTGGTGTAGTACTCAACCGGGTCGAAAGCGGCGGTGTCGTTGATCAGGCCGGGCATGATGATCCCCTCAAGCGTAGTAGCTGATGTTGATAATAGCGCCGGGCGCCTGCTGAATGAAACGAATTTTTGTCAGATCGCCGTCGTATTGCAGGGTCACGCCGGAAGCCAAGGGCATCCCAACCGTACCGGTGGGGTTTGTCCCGTCGTCGCGCCACCGGACGGCTGCGGCTTCGGGAGTGATGATGGCGATGGTCGGCTTGACGGACAAGCCGTTAGCGTCCACCACAGGCACCGTAAGCGCGGCAGCGGCGCTTAGAGACGTGATCTGCTGATAGCCGAGGCAGGAAGTGATTGCCTTGAGATTAACGGCCATGCTCAAAATCTCCTGTGTTCTGTGAACGAACGCAATTTGATCAGGTAAATATCCACCGCGGCGGGCGGAGGAGGGGTGCCGATAATCGCCGAAGCGGCGAAAATATCCGGCCCGGCCTCTGACGCGGCCATCGCAGCCAACACCTTGTAGCCGATAAAAGCGTTGGCTGCAAGAATATCTGGCCCGGTTTCAGACGCGGCCAAGGCCGCCAAGACCTTGTAGCCTATAAACGCATCGGCGGCCAAAACGTCGGCGCCGGTTTCAGACGCGGCTAGGGCGGCGGTAACGCCTGTAACCGCTGGCGGGATAAGATCATCGGCAAACCAACCCTCCGCAAACGCCTGCGTGTCAAACCACGCAAGCGCCTGTATCTGAGGGTCAAAGGTGCCGGTGCGCGCCATTATTCAGGCGGCGGCTCGGGCGGTGGCTCGGGTGGCAGCCATTCACCGCCAACATACCGCCAGCTAGGCCCCACATAGGCCGGGCATTCAATGTCGCTAATGTCTGGGGGCAGATCATTCCAAGGCGTGACGCCATCCCAGACGCAGGTATTCACCACCAGCCCATCCGCATCCCGCACCAATGCAAACCGCTTCTCGTTTGCTTTCACCATGTCGCAATCCATCCGTATCCAGGGCCACCTTGCCCGCCGCGCCCGCCGAGGCCAGGGTTCATGCCTACGCCGCCTCCACCACCGCCCCCGCCGCCGCGACCACCATCGCCGCCGTTTGCACCAGAAGTTGACGCGGCAACCGTAGAACCACCACCGCCGCCGCCCTGCCCGCCATACTCGGCAGTTCCATCAGCGCCGTTTGTGCCTGCTGTTGGCGTTGCCCCAGACGTTCCAGCAGCGCCGCCGCCGCCTGAAGCTGTGGTGCCTACGGTTGGACCTGTTAAACCGCCCGCAGATGCGTCAACCACCGCTGGCGTGGCGCTATGATGCCCACCTGATCCACCACCGCCGCCGCCAAAGCGCGATGTGCCGCCAGCTA